TAGGGCTTCGGGTCGACCCTACGGTCGACCTTACGGTTGTCTTGAAGTCGATCTCTGCTCATGCGCCATCATCGCGCGGGGAAGCAGGCGGCGGAAGGTGGGAGCGGGAAAGCGCTTACGGTGATCCGGGATCTTCGCGAGTCCGGCGTCAATCAGTCTGAGTATCTGTATCGCTGCAGCATGGACTTCATCGTGTGGTCGCAAACATAGGAATTCAGCATGGCAGCTGCTGTCGGTCGCGCCCTGACCATTAACTGGGGCAACACTTCGCCGGCCACCGAGATTGGCGGTCTGCGCGAAAAAGGCATCGAGATGAACGGCGAGCCGATCGACGTCACCTCCGATGACGATAATGGCTGGCGCGCGCTGCTCACGGTGCCTGCCGAGAACCAGATCAACATCTCGCTCTCGGGCGTGACGAAGGACGACACGCTGCGCGCGGCGTTCTTCTCCGGCGACCGGACGGAGCAGTGCCTGATCACTTTCCCCGATGGCGGGGAGCTGCTCGGCACCTTCTATCTGGCCAGCTACACCGATACCGCCACCTACAACGATGCGAACGTGTTCGAAGCCTCGCTGCAGTCGTCGGGCATCGTCGCCTATACGCCGGGGCCCTAATCCATGAGCGCGTTTGACGATATCAGCCTCGCCTGGGCCGGGAAGAACTACGCCATCCCGGCCCGCAAGGCTCTGGGCGCCATCGCCCGGATCGAAGAAGTGATCACGCTCTCGGAGCTGCTCGCCTACATGCAGAACGGGCAGGTGCCGCTGGCGAGGATCAGCCGGGCCTATGGCGCGGTGCTGCGCTATGCCGGCGCCGAGTTGGAGGATGAGGCGCTCTATGAGGGCATGTTCGGCAATGCATCGGCCCAGGTCGGCGCGATGGTTGCGGTGCAGGGCCTGATCGAGATGATGATCCCGCCCTCGATCCGCAATCGCGCCAACGGTAAGGGCCAGGCTCCCGTGCTGGCACCGGGCGAGAAAGACCCGATGCTGGGAAACTCCCCGGCGGCCGTTACCAGAGCGCCAACGAAGGCTTCGTCGAAGCGCTCTTCAAGGTCGCGGTCGCGCGGAAATGGGTCGAGCACCCTCGGGACTTCTGGAATCTCGCCCCGATAGAGCTGCATTGGCTCGTCGAGGCCAGCACGCCGGTCAGGATGTTCGGCAGCCTGACCGAAGACCAGGTCCGGCAAATCTATCACGAAACCTATGGTGAAGACTGATGGCCGGACAGGCAGAGATCGGCGCGCTGCATGTGACGCTGGGCATGGACTCGGCGACCTTCGAGGCGGCGGCCAAACGGGTGAAGGGCTCGCTTGACGGGCTTGCCACCAAGTTCGGCATCGCCGCAGCGGCCGGCACGGCAGCGGGCCAACTGCTCGCCAACTCCGTCACCGCGTCGATGCGCGGCATCTCGCAGGGCTTCACCGGCGCCATCAATCGGGTCGGCGACCTGGCGGACGCCTCGCAGAAGTTCGGCGTCTCCGCCGAGCATCTGATGGGCCTCTCGCATGCCGCCGATCTGTCCGGCACCTCCATGGAGGGCCTGGCCAAGGGCATGCAGAAGCTCGCCGTGAACATGACGGCGATTGCCGGCGGCGATACGGGCGGCAAGGCGGCGGACACGCTGAAGGCGCTCGGACTCAGCGCGGTAGATGCGACCGGAAATCTGAAGGGCACGGACGCCCTGATGATCCAGCTCGCCGACAAATTCGCAGGCATGCAGGACGGCGCGGCGAAGACGGCGATGGCCGTGGCGCTGTTCGGCAAGGCCGGCGCCGAGCTGATCCCGATGCTTAATCTCGGCTCGAAAGAGCTGCAGAAGCTGTCGGACGAGGCGAACCAGCTCGGCCTGGTGCTCGACAATGAGACGGCCAAGGGCCTGGAGGCGCTCGGCGATCAGTGGCAGAGCATCGGCAAATGGATGCAGGGCTTCTACACCCAGCTCGCCAGCGAGCTGTTGCCGACCCTGAAGTTTCTCACCGACCGAATCTGGGAATGGCTGAACACCGGCGGCGGCGTGAAACAGTGGGCCCAGTGGGCGGCCGATGGCATCAAGAGCGTCGTGGCCTACGGCTATGAAGCGTCGGCGGCCTTCGCGCGCTTGCGCGAGAACGTCGCGGCGGCCGGTACGGCGTTCGCGAACTTTTTCTCCGGTAACTGGTCGAAGATCGCCGAGGACAACGCGGCGAGCGCCGAACGCCTGAAGGGCATCGAACAGCAGCTCACCGAGGATCTGAAATCGATCTGGGCCGAGCGGCTGGCCATCGAGACGGCCAACGAGACCTTCCGGCAGCAGACTCTCATCCCGATGCGCAGCGAGGGTCATCGCAAGCTCACCGAGGGCGAGAAGGAGCTGAACCGGCTGCTCGAGGAAGGCAAGCGCCTCACCGAGGAATCGCTGCCGCCGCTGGAGAAGCTGGCCGCCACGCAGGAGAAGCTCGACATCCTGTTTGCGCAGGGTGCGATCTCGGCGGAGACCTACGGCCGGGCGATGCAGAAGGCCACGCTGGTGGCATCGAATGCCTATGCCTCGGCCGCCAGCAGCATCGCGGGTGATCTCGGCAAGGTGTTCGAGAACAACAAGGCCGTGGCCATCGCCACAGCGCTGATCAACACCTACCAGTCCATCACCAATGCCTGGGCAAACGTGCCGTGGCCGCTCAACATCGCCGCCGCCGCGGCTGCGGCAGCCGCCGGTTTTGCTCAGGTCGCGAATATCCGCTCGACGACGAAGAGCGGCGGGGGCGGCGGCAACAGCGGCTCGGGCGGCGGATCTTCGGCGGCAGCGCCTGCGGCGGAGCCCCAACAGCAGCAGTCTCTGTATCTCAATCTGGTCGGCTCGCGCTTCAGCCGCGACGAGGTGATCGGTTTGATCGACGACCTCAACGCAGCGCAGCGTGACGGCCACAAGATCCTGGTGATGACATGAGTCTCGTAATCTCCAGCAGCTATGTCATCACCCCGAGCATCTCCGGCGGTGGCACGATCGACGGGAACAATCCCGTCATCGGCTACCACAATCTCGTCACCTCCTCGACGATCGAGGCGACCACCGAAGATCCGTCGTTCCCGGCGTCGAATCTGGCCAACCCGTCCACCAATCTGCGCTGGCTCAGCCTGATCTCCTCGCCGGAAGAAGACGAGTATCTCACCATCACCACCAACTCCGTCGATCCGATGGACTACATCGCCGTGGCCAAGCACAATTTCGGCTCGGCGCAGATCCCGGTCTCGGTCGAATATCTCAATGTGGCCGCGAGCCCAGCCGAATGGGTGGAACTGAGCGCGCCGGTGTTGCTGCCCAATGACGGGCCGGCGCTGTTCCGCTTCCCGCCGCAGGCGCTCGCCGCGATCCGGTTGCGGCTGCAGCCTGGCCTCGAGGCGCCGACGGCAGCGGTGGTCTATACCGGCGCGCTGCTCGTCGTGCAGCGGCGCATCTATGTCGGCCACACACCGATCAATTACGGGCGCACCAGCAAGGTCACCAACGCCCGCAGCGAGTCCGGCAACTTTCTCGGCCGCATTCTGCTCAACCAGATGACGCAGAGCAAGGTCACGCTGCAGAACCTCACGCCCTCCTGGTATCGCACCTACATGGAGCCGTTCATCCAGGCGAGCTACGAGACGCCGTTCTTCTTCGCCTGGCGCCCGTCCGCCTATCCGCGCGAGGTCGGCTATTGCTGGATGACCAATGACCCGCAGCCATCGAACCAGCACACCAACAGCATGATGAATATCGAGCTGCAGATGGCCGGAGTCGTCTGATGAAAGGCCTCACCTATATCGAGGTCGATATGCCGTCCTTCGATCCGGCCTCGCCGGAGGAGGTCGTCACCTATCGATTCACCTATGATTGCGGCTTCCTGCCGGCCGATATCGATGCAATCCCTTCGCTGGTGTCGATTTCGCATACGCCGGGCGCCATCTCGCTTGGCCAAGATCTTGGCACGCGCGCCAGCTGAACTGTCCCGGGATCTCCGGAGGCTGTTTGGTTTGAGTCACGCCGCCAAGGGCACCTCCTTTTCCTTGGCGTAAAACAACGCTTCCGCCTCAGCGGGCGGGATGCTTCCGATC